ACTGCTGAACGGTTTTTAACATATTGTCATATCGTTAGGAAACAATACATCAAAAGTCATAGTCCACCCCGCTAACTTGTTTTCAAACCTATCTATAAAAGGTTCGCAGTTAGGAGCGCCAGTAACTTGAAAGCTATCGTCGTATAAGTCGCCACGTCTTAGCATTTCGTATACCCTGTTTAATATTGCTAGTTGAGTATTAAGTACGTCTAGTTCGTTGTCGTTGCCATCAAATAAAGAAGTTGTTTCGTCTTTTGATATGTCTACTATGTCCATAGCCATAATACTAACGTTCGCCTGTTGTACGTTATTTACGAACTGAACGCTATTTACAATTATATGTACTAAAGGAAAAATAGTCTGCTTGTTTAAGTCAACCTCGAATATGTCACCTTGCGTAACCGTGTTTACTAAAGCGTCACTGTCGAAGTGTTCTTTTATTTTAGTTAATAGATTGTAGTACCCTGTCATTGTCTATATTGTTTTCTAAGTTCGTTGTGTTCGATTTGGTTCTTTTGTTTTTCAAAGGTGAGATAGGTAAGACATTTAGTAAGTCGTAATCTAGTGACTTCGTCAAACTTTGTAGCATCTCCTTTAGCGATTGCATATATGCTTCCATACCACCCCCAAGTTTTGTTGAATTGTCCGCGTTCTGTAAAGTCGCTGAAGTTATTTTGTTCTTCTTCGTCTCGCGTTGTAAATAACTCATTGTAGCTACTAACAATTCTTTTTCTAAATTCCAAAAAAAAAGCGAAGCACTTATTGCTACTGACAAAGGTGCGTACTGCATTAAGTCTTGAAATGCTACGTTTGGTTCGTAGTCTATTATTTCGTAGCCGTTCTTCGTTCGTATTTTTATAGGTCTGTAAAGTACCGCCATAGCTTTATGGTAACTACTCCAGTTCTGAACGTGTGCATCTAAGTCTACGTATTCACCGAAGGTAATATCTTCTAGGTTAGGTATAAACCCAAACTCATAATTGCCTAAAACAAAGGTTTGCTTTAACTTAGGTTTTTCGCTAAACAATTTAGTAAAGTGTTGTATTAAGTCGTTTAAGTCTGTTACCTTAATTTTTACTACGTCTTTTAATTCTACACCGCAAAATATTTCAATCATTTTCTGCGCTACAAATTCTTCGTCCGTTGACGTACTTTGTACTTTTAAAAAGTCTTGGTAACGTTTTAAAGGTATTTCGTCTAGGCTTGTCGGTATGTTTATTTTAACCTTCATATATGTATAACTTTATTTTTTATTATTGTAGTAAGTAAGTGCTACCGAATATGCTTCAAATAGCATTTTAATATGGTACATCATTCTATTAGTGTCGTTGAATACTATCTTAACTTTTCGGTTCGTCTTTTCGTAGATATAACTTTCAACTAACGCAAGTGCTTTTTCTATTTCTGCGTCTTTCATTTTATAAAGTATTGCCCGTAGGAAGCGTTTAAACCTAGCGTTTCCATTTCGTGGTAACGTACCGCATCAATAGCGTGGTCGTTCTTACCTTGCGGTTTGTTTAATGTTTTACCCGTCTTGTCTTTGTCCCAGCAATATGCCCTTAACTCCTTAATTAAATTTGTGCTTTGCTTTGTTACTAGGTATTTTTGCGATAGCATTATTTGTATACCGAAGTTTATACTGTCTGCACCTTTTGTAACACCTTTTATTTGTTGCCCCGTTCTTCTTATTTCTTCAATGCTTTTCGGTTCGCTACTGTCTGCGTATGCTATTACGTTTTTTTGTAGCTTATTTGCTATGTCGCTATTTATTAACCCCGTTTGGTAGCACACTTCGTTTAGTATTCTTTGCCCGTTGTAATTGTAAACTTCTATAATTGAAGTAGGGTCGTTGCTATACCCGAAGTCTAAGCCGTAACCAAGTAAACGCGCTTCAGGTGGTACTATGTCTATTTGTTGCCAGTTGCTAAATACTACACCTTCTAACATACCTACTAACCCTTCACCGTATACGCGCCACCAATTAGCCCAATATGTACTTGTCGTGGCTTTTAAGCGGTTCTTTTCTATTTCGCGTACTATTCGCTTGTCAAGTGCTTCGTTGTCCTTATACGTTAAAATTAAGAAGTCCGTATCGGGTTCGTCTTTTAGTTCGGTGTGTACCCAAAATTCGTTAGCAGGGTTGAAGTCTAAGAATACTTCGCGCTTAGTTCTTATTGCAAGTTCGTTGTATGATTCAAATTCTATATTGTTACATTCGTTTATGTATAATATGTCACGCCTTGCACCACGTAACTTACTGCTATCGTCTGCGCTGAAGAACTCAATATAACTACCGTTGCCAAACTCATAACGTAATAAAGACTTATTAAACCGTTCGTCAAAATAACGGTTCGTAGTTTTCATTATTGTTAGGAAGTCTTTTAACGCACCCCTACGTAAGTGTGGTATGCTTTCAGCTACTACGCTAATTTCTAGTAAGGGTTTGTTAGCAGCTTTAGAAATCAATACGGGTAAAATACCAAACGTCTTACCCGCACTTGTGCCACCTTGAATTATTTTAACGCGTTTCTTTAACGCTATTATTTTGTTAATCGCTGTCGTCCGTAGTAACATCAGGAAATAAAGGTTGTTCTATATTGGTTTGTTCTATTTGCTGTAACGGTGCGCCATAACCTGAGTCCATTAACGCTTTGTATGCGTTTACATCTCCTTCACGTGCTTTTTTAATAAGTGCTAAAGTCATTAAGTCTTCTTGGCTCATAACTTCATTGTCGCCAGTTAAAGGGTTCTTTAAGTTCTGATTAACCTCTAACCAATACTTTGCTATTGTGCTTCGGTTCTTTGCTCCTTTCGGTCTTCCGTTAGGGTTTCCGCTTTCGCCTTTTTCAAATGGTTTTAAATTGTTTAATTTGTCTGCCATAATCTCTGTTATTTCACTGTTTCGCCGTTGCGTTTAATTTCTAAACTCGGGTCTAATTTTTTCATTCGGTCAATTATTACTTGGCAATATTTTGGGTCTAATTCCATTCCGTAACATTTGCGTTTAAGTTGGTGTGAAGCTACCATTGTGCTTCCAGAACCTAAAAATAAATCTGCTACTAAATCATTCTCATTCCCCCATTGATTATAAAACCATTTTACTAATTCAGTTGGTTTTTGTGTTGGGTGTACTCTTGTTTTTGTATCGTCTTTGTGCATACCGTGATGTCCTGACCACAAAATCCTTGCTAATAATCTTTTATGCTTTTGTTTTGACCAACATAACTCAAATGTATTTCCACTTACTTTATCCATATTTTCATCACATCTTTTATCCCAAACAACCCAACTTCCCTCAGTTCGATTTGGTATTAATTCTGCAAAATAATCTGCACCCCATATAAAAATTTCTTTTGTATCATTAAAACAAGCAAAAATTGTATTAATTAATTCAGGCACAAAATCATTATGGTCTCCTTTAACTTTATCAAATCTTTCACCTGTTTTTTTATGGTTTTTATCATTTGCAAACATTTGGTCATAATTAGTATCTAAAAACATTCCATAAGGCGGGTCTGTATAAACCATATCAGCTTTATCTCCGTTCATTAGCTTTGCCACTTGGTCGCTATCTGTACTATCTCCACAAAGTAAACGGTGTTCGCCTATTTCAAATAAGTCTCCTAATACTATGTCCGTGTTTATTTCGTTTGGTATTTCGTAATCGTCTTCTTCTGCTTCTAATTCCTGAACGCTAACATCTAACGGCAAGTCTAAACCCCAATCCTGCAATTTGTCGGTGTCCCATTCATTCGCTAAACTGTCCCAGTCCCATTCTCCAAAGCCTACGTTGTCTTTAACTATAAATTCGTCTTTTTGTAGTTCGGTTAAATCTTCAGCTTTTAAAATATATATTTCTTTAAGCCCTGCTTCAATACACGCTTTGTAACGCATATTTCCACCAAGTATAATATTGTTTTCATCTACTACTATTGGTCGCAGTTCTAACATTTGCGGAAATTCCTGTATTGATTTGACTAACTTTTTAAACTTGTCGTCTTTAATTAAACGTGGGTTTTTTGGGTTCGTCTTTATGCTGTTTATTTTAACTATTTGCATCACTAGCTTGTTTAAAGTAGTTTAAAAATTCGTCTTCGGTTAGTTCTTCTACGCCTAAGAAATTGTCACACTCGGTTTGTATGTACATTATATGGCACTTCTTTTTTTCTAAAGTGCGCTTCATTATTTCAGCGTATTCTTTTACGTCTTTGCCGTAGTCTATTAAGTAGTATTTATTCTCCGTACTCATCGTGTAAAGTTTTTAATTTAGCCACTAAATCACGTAAACAACTTCCGCAGCTTGTAGGTTGCTGTTTCTTTTTAAATACCCTGTTGTATATTTTTATTAGTTCTCTTTGTTCACTGGGTTTGATTTGGTTTCGTGTTTCGCTAAACCACCATACTAAATATTGGTATTCGTCTTCTTGTAAGCATTCAGGTTTTACATACGGAAAAAGTTTGTTTAACTTTTCCTTGCGTTCGTCACACCCGCAGTCTTCACCCATTACCCACTTAGCTAATTTAGCAACTCCAGTTACTTCTAATATTTGTTCGATGCTGTCGCCAAGCCCTTCAGCTTGTTTTTTTCTTCTTGCCATTTTTTTAATATTAATTCGTAGTCTTTGTTTTTATAGTCTTCGTAGTCTTCGCCTACAGTTTCTTTTAACCGTTCCTTGCAGTGCTTTAAGGTTTGAAATATAGACTTAGTACTGATAGTAGTTTCTTTGCTTAGTTCACGAATAGACTTACCCGTTTTTTTGTATAGGTCAAATAGCATTTTGTCGTACCAATGCCACCCTTCTACTTCGTTGTTTATTAGCCTTATTATTTCTTCGTAGCATTCGTGTTTTTCTACGTTGTACGCTTCGCCTTCTAGTTGTCCTATTTCTTCTATGCTTACCTTCGGGTGCTTCGCTTTGTACTTTTCAAAGTCTATGTACATATTCCGTAAAACAAAATAAACGTAACTTTTATTTACGTTTCCATTTGTTATTATTGCTTCGGGTTTGCAGTACTTTAAAATTCGTAGGTATGTTTCCTGTACTATGTCTTCAGCGTAGAAGTGTTCACCAAAACCGTTAACTATACTTACGTATTCTTTATGGTGTTTAGCAACTATTCCTAGCCATTTCATAAACAAATGTATGATTAATTTTTAAACATACAATAGACGTAATTATAAACAAATAGTTGTTAACAAAAAACCCACTATAAAAGTGGGCTTCGTCCGTCTAGGTAGTATTGCTTACAAACGTATGTGTCTATCTTTTGTAAGGTGGTTAAACTTACGTCTTTTCCTTCTAAGAACTTGTCTAAGTTGTACTGGTGAAATTTCTCGCCTTTTAGCTTTATTTCTTGTACTATTTGGTTTCGTGTTTTCCTACGCAGTAACTCCGTTAGAAGTCTTCTTAGCGTGTAGTCATCTATGTACATAACTAAAAAGGTAAGTCGTTTGTTTCTTCAGGCTTAATCCATTTGCCGGTAGCTTGTATAGGTTGTTCCGCTTTTTTGTAAGGTTCAGAAATCTTAGCCGAAAAGTAATTTATACCTTTAGCACTTTGTTTAACCCATAACGCTATTTCTTTTTCTTGTCCGTCTACGTTAATAGTTCCGCGATAGTCGGGGTGGTTTTCTGACTTCTTGTCGTTCTTGAAAATTGCACCGCTGTTTACTTTTGTTTCCATTTTTTATTTATTTATTTTATCATTAATTACTTCATTTTTACCAAATTCACCTACTTCTATAACAGTTGGTATTTTATAACCATATTCAAAAAATTCATCAAGTTCTTTATATCCATTATTGTAGGTTGCTCTAAGGTAACTTACACCACCGTCAGTAATTTCTAAAATTACTTTTTTTAATATCCAATTATTTTTATTCATTTTTTTTACTTTAATTATTCCGTTTTTATGTTCTATTACGTTCTCTTTAGGAATTATTTTTACTTCACTTATTAATACCTTGCAAGGCTCGTGTAAATACCAAATATATTTTGGGTCACTTTCGTGTATCATTCCAGCTTCACAATAATCAGGGTTTATTCCTTTAGGTTGAAAATATACTACTTCCATTTTTATTTATTTATTTATTTGTTTTACTTTTTAATTCGTCTATTTGTGCTTTTAAAAATTCTTTATCAGCTTTCAAAGATTGTATTATTTGATTTGAAGCCCTTAATTCGTTTTCGTGACGTTCTATTCTTTCTTTAAATTTAGTATAAGTAGATATTGCATCTTCGTATTTATCTAAAATTATTTTTATTATTTCCGTCTCCATTATTATTTTATTAAATTGTTTCTATTAGTTGGTTATAATACTCTCGCGCTAACTCTATCTTTTCTTGTATTTGCCATATTACGGTTTCGTCACGTTCTACCTTGAATACTTTGATTCGTCTTTCGTTAGGTATGTGGTCGAAGTTATGCTTCTTTTGTACGAAGTCCCGAACTTCAAGGTCTTCTTCTATTTTTTGTAGTCGCCAGTGTTCGCGCCTTACTTCGTCTTCTACTATTTCGAAAGGTGTGTTCATTAAGCAATAACAAAGTAAAGATTCAGTCTTGCCCGTTAAATACATATAGCCTTGTAACTGGTAGTAGTAGTCTTTGTTAGGTATTTCGCTATCAAAAAACGGAAACGTAGTAGCGTCCCAAGAACATTTTACGTCTAAAAGTATTTCTTTCGTGTTTACGTCAGGGACACCCGTTATAAAGTCGTTCTCAAAGCGTTCTTCGTTCTTGTAAATAAACCCTAATTCTAACACTTCGTTAACAAAACTTATTGCTTCGTCTTCTACTTGGTTTCCTTTGTCCGTGTACCTACTCCAAAACTCCTTGCGTATTCCGTACTTGTGTTCTAGTACAAGTTCCTGAATGTAAGTCTTAGCAGTCTGCGAAAGGCTTTCCCCCTTACTTCGGGGGGTAGCCATTAGTTTGCCTATTTGTGATGAGCGTATTTTCATAACTTAGTTATTGTTGCAAGTTGGGATGCGTCTAAGTCAAACTTTTCTATAAGTTGGTCTAAGTCATATTCACCGTTCTTAATTGCTTCAATAGCTTTAGCAAAACGTACATCGTCAATTTTATTTTTCTTTTGTTTAGGTTCGTGTTTTTCTACCTTTACTTGTTCGCCTCCAGCGTCCGTGTCTTTGTCCGTTACAAGTCCTAAAGTAGCACTTAACGCATACCTACGGAAGTATGTTACACCGCTACCAAAAGACTGAAAGTCATTCATACCCTTTAACTGAACGTAAGGTATTAACGTACTGCTCTCTATACTTTCGCCACTTTCAACGTGGAAAAGTATTGTTACTAAATAATGGCGTTCTTCGTTAGTATTGATTAACTGCGTGAAGCCTAATCCGTGTTTTTGTAGTAATGGATTTATTACTTCAAAGATTTTCGGTAAGTCAGCGTATGAATACCCGTAACCTTGTGTCGCCTTGTGTACTACAGGCACTTCTTGTTGGAACGATGCCAACGCTTTAAATAAATGTTTCATAATGTTTGTTTTTAAATTATTAATTATTTGTATTGTTTTATTCTGTTTAAAAAATCTTGGTAATTTTCAGCAATATCAAAACTTGCATCATCTAAATAAATTTTAGTCCAAGTCCCCATATCTTTAAAACTTTTTAATCTTTCAATTCTAAAAGAAAATTTTAAACCGTGCTTAATAGTTACTTCAATAAAATACATATTAATCATTTTAATTAAATAAATGAATTAAACCGTAAGTGTTTTTGCAAATTGTCGCTTTTGCTTTTTTACTTCGTTCCGTTGTTTGTTCTAACATTTCAGCTATTAATTGATTTTCTTCTATTATAGCTTGTTTTACCGCTGCAATTGCTTCAACTCCATTAATCATTAAGTTAATTGCTCTTTCTTCGATTGATTTACTTAAATTTTTCATAATAAATAGTTTTTAATTAGAGACAAATATAATAATTATATTTTAATATACACCTATTTTTAGAAAAAATCATTCAATGGTAGTAATATTCCTTTACTGGTATTAGCGTCACCGCCTAAAACATCTTTTTTAGTTCCTATATATTTACGGCAAAGTTTCTTTAATTCGTCTTTTTCTACCATTACAAAGTGTTTTTCACTTAACCAATAACAATAGTAGTCTGCTTCGCTTGTAGCTATTCCTGAAGGCTTATTTCGGCTTTCGTATTCTACGAATATGTTACCACTTTTTAAACACTTGAAGTCGCGTTTTACTTCAATCTTTTTACCAAGCATTTCGTATAGTTGGGTTTCGTAGCTTTGCCCTATTTCTAGGTCGTACTTAAAGTCGCTATTGTGTTTCATATTATTTTACTTTTTTCTTGTAGGTTTCTATTATTTCTTTTACTTCTTCAATCGTGAACTTTCGTGTTTTGTTAGCCTCTTCGCATAATAAATTAAATTCTTCTATTCCGATTTTCTTTAGTAGGTTTTCACCGTAGTAAATTAAGTTCCCACTTAGGAACGTATTGCAGTGTTCACATTGAAGATGCACATTCCTTTCGTCAAACCTTACGTTGTAGTGATTGTTCGCGTTCCAAAAATGACCAGCGTTTTCTTTTTTAGGTGGTTTTTGGCAGCTTATACATACCTTGCCTTTGTCCCTTAGTCTTATGTACTTGTTGAATATTTGTTGAGCAATTTTAAGGTAGTCTTGTAAGGTCATTAAGTCGTCCTTCATTTTTGCTTTCGTCTTTTTCCAAGTTTTAACCTTTGCTTCTTCTACGAAAACACGAACGCACTCATCTTTAAAGCAGTACTTTTGTAAGAACTTTACGGGTTCAAAGGTTTCTTTGCAGTTTTTACACCTCATAACGTAACGTCTTTAAATTGTATTTCTTTTCTTAGCATTTCTATTTCGTGTTTTAGTTCAAGGTTCAGAAGTTCTAACCTGAATAAACTTTTATTTGCTACTCTGTATTCCGTTTCTAATTCTAAAAAAACACGATGCACTTCTTTAACGTCTTTTAGACTAGCAGACATACTTACTATTAAGTCAGTTCTATTAGGGTGCTTTTCTTTTATTTCGTCTAACGATAGGCTTATTTTA